GGAATGAAGTCAGCATCTGATGGGTCAGGTGTGTGACTTGTAGTTCCATATGCTGATGCAGTGTTTGTTCCATCTGTGCTTTCGCAACGCCAGTGAGCTACTGTTACTCCATCATCAGATGTGTTTCGCTCTAAGTTAGCGATAGACCATGTGTGTGTTGTTGGCATTTGGTTATCCTTCTAATGCTTCAACTCTTGTTTTAAGAGATGCTATTTCTGTTAATGCTTCTTGTAGTGCGGCTGTGAGTAATGGCACTAACTTGCTTTGGTCTATGCCTTGGTAATCAGGGACACTACGAGTACCCATGACAGCTTCTGTCACTAAGACGCTCTCTGTTGTCTCAGGTGTAGCTTCTACTGCTTCAGTAAGTACAAGACCTTCATCATCATAAGTAGCTTCAACAGCTTCAACAGCAGGTGTTACAACGTCCTCATAGACTGCTGGAGTTACTTCGTACTCCTCATCCATCATAGCATCTTTAGTGCCAGTGATTGCTTCTGGTATTACATCAGCAACTTCGTGAGCTAAGAAACCATCAACAGTTTTGTCAGCATCTGCGATGAAATTAAAGCGAGAAGGCTTGAGCTGTTTTAGACGTTCTGTCGCACCTGACAGTTCTACTACGTTTTCCTTCAGTCGGTAGTCTGAAGATGTGAGATAAGCAGTCGCAGAACCATTTGTTGTGATTGCGCCCACAAGACCGTTGCCATTGTAAAATCGCACTTGATAGTTAGTGGTTGTTGCTGAACCAGCGGACGTGTATAGCTGGTCGGATGAAAACATAAATCCAGATTGTGTGGCACTAGGCGTTGCAGTAGTACCCACAAACAAGTTGCCTGATGAGTTGATGCGCATACGTTCTGATAAAGTTGAACTGCTTGACCCATTTGCGTAAAATGCTAAGTGACCTGCACTATCTCCCGATGATATATACCTTATACCAACAGCAGGATTTGCGTGTCCACCACCTAAAAATGTTATAATTCCATTATCTGTTCCTGATCCTTCAATTCTTAACTCAGGATTACCAGATGTGGTGCTTTTTAAATGTAGATTTGCACTTGGCGAACTAGTCCCAATACCAACTCGGCCTGACGTGTCTATAAATATATCATTTTCTCTTACACCGCCGGCTATACCAAGACCTGTAGATTGTACTTGTATTCCACCTGCTTTAGAAGCACCTGAGAAAAACTCTACAGTAGTACCAGTACTACCGCTTCTCATAAATCTAGTTTTTGCACCATTCCCAGATACTTCTAGTAGTTGATTTGGCGAACTCGTACCAATCCCAACTCGGCCTGATGAGTCGATGCGCATCTTTTCGCTTAGTGTAACTGCTGAACCTGCACTACCTGATGCTTGTGAATACCAATGATGTACTCCACCTTCTTGACGATAAGCACTAGACTCATCGGTAGTTATATTAGCATATGATCCTGTATCGGCGTCTATATAGATATTGTCAGTAACGAAGTTACCGAATATTCCTCCAGAGCTACTTTTTTCTGATATATAAGAACCCTTTTCCCCTAGAAACAACTGTGACCAAGTAGCGTGAGCGTCTGTCGGGGGTGTTCTACCAATCCCAACGTTGCCTGATGAGTCTATTCGCATACGTTCTGAGGCATTAGTATGAAAAGACATTGAATTATTAATATTGCTATACTGAACACGACCTACATCTTCATCATCTGTGTCGCCAAATTCAAGATAAGCATAATTATTAGCCGCCGCTGTAAGGCGAAGTTGTGTTCCAGCAGTGGTACTTAAATGTAATAAAGTGTTTGGACTCGACGTCCCAATACCAACTTTGCCTGACCCATCAATCGCCATATCAACACGATTATCTGTAAAGTTATAGAACCCAAAATAACCAGAAGCATTGACAAATAGCCCGTAATCATCTGCCCCTACTGTATCAGTAAATCTTAATATTGGGTCTGTGCCAGAAAGATGAAGCATTGCACTAGGCGAACTCGTACCCAACCCAAGTCTTTCAGCACTCGCATCCCAGAAGAACTTAGCAGTTGTGCCTGTGTCCTCGTAGAAGCTGATGTCGCCTGTTGGCCCATCAATAATCATTCTGTTTATTTCGGTAGATGCGTCTTGACCTGTGAAATATATACTTCCGTAAGCAGTGTTATTTCGTGCAGATACAATAATTCGGTCTGAAACTTGTCTTACTTGTCCTCGTTGATTTGTTCCGTCTGTATCAAAAAAGCTAATTGAAGGAGACGCATCATTGACTGTAATGTCCCCATCAACAGTCAAACCATCAGAAGTCACTGTGCCTGTTACGTCAATACCTGTTGATGTTGTGGCTAGTTTGGTTGATGTGTTATGTTTTAACTCAACAGTGCCGCCAGTTCCAGTGTCAGTCATTAAAATGAACTCATTACCACCAGCATCTGCCATTGAAATATTACTTGCATAAATAAGTAAATTACCACTTCCAGTTTCTTGAATAACGCTGTTATTTGTTGAGCTGGAATGGTAAATCTGTAGGTCAGACCCAGCACCGAATATGGCTTTGTCGTTGTCACCGAATGTTACATTGCCAGTTACGTCTAAAGATGTAAGACTTCCAAGTGACGTAATGTTAGTTTGCGCAGCAGTTGTTAATGTACCTGCAATATTTGTAAATGTGCCAGCCGCCGCAGATGCCCCGCCAATGACTGTACCATCAATTGTACCAGAGTTAATATCAATGCCCGTGACAGGTGTTGTCCCGTCTAGCAGGTTATCAATATTATCTAAGTTAGTGTTTATCTTTGTACCCCAAGTATCTTCAGACGCGCCAACTTCTGGCTTCACTAAGCTATATGTCGTTGTTGTAGTATCAGCCATGTTAATCTCCTATGCGGCGTTAGCCCAAGTTTCACTGGTTGCCGATGCAGTTGTCCATTCCTTCGATGTCGGGGGAGTGGCAGACCAATCATCGGCTGCGTTAGACACATCTTGCCACGTTTCAGGTGTCTTTTCAAGTGGTGTCCATGTTTCAGGTGTATTTTCTTCTATTTCCCACTTTTCAATTGCTCGGCATGTCGTAGACAATGCCGTTGCAATTGATGATGCGGAGAATTGTACCCGGTTAACTGTAGCAGTTGTGCTTAATGCTGTATTAATTTGCGATGCACTGCTAAACACAACCACTGCGTTTGATGTTGTGCTAGATGATGGTGTTACATTTGATATTGCATCTCTTACACGCACCATGTCTGAGCTGGTTGTGGATGTTGTTGCAATTATACTGCTTGAATTGCGTGTTCTTGCACCTACGGCAGACGTGGATGAGCTGGCGGATATTGCTGATGCAACTTCACGTACACGCTCGGCAGTACCAGATGTTGTTGATGATGTTGTGCTACTTGCAGATGCTTCGCGTACTCTTTGCGCTTGCGTAGCTGTAGTGGACACTGTGATTATGTCAGATGCGCTTAACCTAACACGCACTGAAGCCGCAGCAGTTGACGTAACTGTAACAATTGCGCCAGCGCCTTCCGTGACAAAGCCATCTAGCCCAAAATTATATGAGCCATATGTGCTTCGTCCATATCCACTACGATATTCAGCCATTAGTCTAGGGTAATATCAAGATCGCCTGATGGTAAGCGGAAAACATCACCTGTATCAATTGTTTTGCTTGTCGTTAATGCAGCGTAAGCAATTAAATTGCCGCCAGATGCAGCATCAAACACGCCTACGTGTGTAACTGTGCCAAATGATGCTGTGGCTGTGTCCCACTCGATAGCTGCGTTATTTGACGCTGTATTTCCTGAAACTGTGAATGTTACAGCTTTACGACCATATCCACCGCCAGATACTTCTGTGCCACCGCCTGTATCACTTGGGGCTGATGTGTATAATGCTATGTGCCACGCTGTGGGGCGTGTTGCGCTACCTGTAGTAAACACCCACGTTAGAACTGTTGTCTCGAATGTATTAGAAAAACTCATTTTAATATGCCCTTATTTTCATACGGCGTCCAGAACCGCCAAATTTAGCTTTTTCACTTGCTTGATTTATAGCATCAATTGCATTTTGGTACAAAGCTGCCCATACTTGTATTCTAGCATCATCTTTTAGGTATGGCGCAGAATGTATGAGTGAACCATACAAATATGCGTCGGGGTAATGCTCTAATATCCAGTTTGACGTGTTACTATCAGATAATGCGTCTGTTTTAGCAAAATAATACAATTCTGACGTGTATGTGCCATCTGGAACTGGATAAACCTCTAATTCACCTGCTGTAACCGCGTAATATGCTGGTTGCCCGCTTGTGTTTAGGTTTCTAAACTTACGATCAAGCATTTCTGCTTGCGAAATTAGCTCAAGTGGGCGTGTATCTCCGCTTGTAATGTAAAATCGTATAACTTCAAGCATATCTGCGGGTATTGCGCTATATTGCGTATCAATCTCGGCTGTGCTTCGCTTTTCTTGCCGCCAATGACGGATTTGCCTGTTTAAATCTGCTTCTGCGAGTGAGACAAACGTGGAAGACACAGATGTTAGGTCATCTCGGTTAAGAAAATCTGCAATATTTGTCTTTAATTCTGCATATGTTGTAATTGGCATTAGTTAACTCTCAGTTTATTTCTGTATAACATATTTATTAGCGAGATAGTAGCCCACGCTCTAACTCTTGTTGTTTTTTATATTCTTGCATAGCAGCCAATACACCCGGTGCTAATAATCCAGCAGCAGTTAAATTTTTTAAATGTTTAAATTCTGGATCAAAGCGAGCAAATTGAGAGCGTACTAAATTAGGGGATAATCTAACATCTACATTTGAAGGATTTGATAAATCTTTCATATACTGCCTTTGTAAATCTCGCTCTTGTTCCTTTGTGTAACCTATGTTTTTAAATTGACTAGAATTAATTCCCGGGCCTGTGTCTTTTATATTTTTAAACTGAACACCACTTCGCCCTTCTTTTCTAGCAGCATTTTCAATTTCTCTTGTTGAAATTTTTTGACCTTCCGCCCAATCAAGCCAACTTTGAACAGAAGGGTCTTTTATATCACTTATATTCATCTTATGCCAATCTGCACCAGCACCCTCAACAATTGTGTCGCCAAATTTACTTCCAAGGCGCAAAGGATAAATTTGACCATCACTAATACCTCTTGCATAAGTGCTTGCTAAAGTTGGATTATCCGTCGAAAAAACATTTCCTTCAAATCCTTTTATATCCGCGTTTGTTCCATGAAACCCTTTTCTTGGGTTCATTTGATCTGCACGCGCCATCCTTGATGATACGTCCATTGGTATTGGCGTGTTTTTAAACATATACTGATCGTCAGCCGCATCCATCATTTTTTCAGTTACATCGCGAGCATTACCCGATGCGCGCATTTCTAAAACCTTTTTAGCCATTGCTTCGGCTTCATTTCGGGGCGCAGGTAAAGATGGGGTAACAGTATTGCCCTTATCAGGAAAATAACCAAACTCATTTACATCATCGCCAGCAAAATAAAGGTCTTTTACTTTTACCTTTTGAGATATTACTTTACCCGCGCCATCACCTCTTGGGCCATAACCTTCAGCGCCATGTAACTTTGCATATGTAGGGCTTAAAGTTACAAAATCACCTTCATTTATAGAGGTTATACTATCTTCATTTGGGACTGCTCTATACATTGTAACTTCTGCATCAGGGCTGCCCTTTGCTTTAATAATTGCGCTATAACTTTCTTTATTAGCCATTCCATATTCATCACCACTAAATCTTGGCCCGGGTGCGTAATATTTTGCTCCATTAGGCCCATAAAATTCGCTTGGATAGCCGCCACTTTCTCCAGTGACAGATTTAGTTATATCATCAAGGCGTACCGGGTTTTCACTTTGTGGGCCTCTTGGCTGATGTCCACCCCTGTAGGATGTATCAACAGTTTGAGATACCTCGTTCGGATCATACCCAAATTTTTGTATATTTGCTTCGCGGCGTAATTCTGCTGCTGTTGGCTTCACATAGCCTTCAGGGTTTGCATTTTGCTTTAGCCTAATATTACCACCAGACATGCCCAGCGCGTTAGGGTCAACTTCAATCCGTTTGGCTGTATCAAGTAATCCCCTTGCGCCCTTCTTAATGCCAGCAGCCATTGCGTCACCAAGTCCGGGAACTAAGCCAACTAGAGCTGCGCCGCCTAGAGCTGCCACCAGTGCATAATTAGGGTCTGGCTTTTGCAGTTCGTCGTAAACTTCTTTGGCTGCCATAGCGTCACCAATAATAGGCGTGGCTTCAGCTACAAATCTTGCGGCGTCCATTGGGGTAAAGCTCATTGGCTCTACTGCAAGTCTCTGCCCTTCTTGGGCGTAGCCTGCATAATTATTTTGATCTAGTAAGCCCATTATAGATTTAAGTTTTGCTGTTTAGATAAATCAAATACTTTGCGCATCATCTCCATGTCACCCATGTATTTACCAAACAATGGGTCATCCTTGTATTTTTCTACAAAGTTAAAGAACTCTTGCTCGTCGCTTACGTCAGGCATCGTAGTTTGTATAATAGGACTATCTGGCTGTACGCCGTATAATAAGCTGTAAACATCACTGCTTGGCACTTGCACGTCTTTATTTAGCAATCCAAATTTTTTCGCTGCTTTATCAGGCGCTTCAGTCATTTTTGACAGTAAGCCATCTTTAATTGGGTCATTGCCAGCAAAGTTAGCTTGGCCTAGCGTGCCGTAATATGTTTTATCGCCAATGTTTTCTACAGGCTTACCGCCAGTTGTCATAAGCGAGCCGTTGACATATTCCATCTCGTCGCCCGGTGTTAAGACATTAGCTAGAAACTCAGTAATGCTATTCCTGTCACTTGCGCCTTTATCTAGCGAGTTAAGAAAGCTTAAAAATTTATTTTGTGCCATAATTATAGCCTATGCGTTGTATTTTTTACAAACTATCACAATTTTTCCATATTAGCTAGTACAACACGCATTCTATCTGATAGCTTCCACGTTCCAGCACGCCACCGAGCAGCAAATTGTGCATCTTCCAACGATAGGCCTCGGCTCATATAATTTTTAATCCACTTGTTCATCATTAAATTTTTCATCTTAGGTGACAAATTGTCGAATTTTTTTTTATTCATGCAATGCCTTTGAGATTGCGCTTGATAGACCTATTCCAGCTCATGCTTGCGCCAGACAATGCTGTGGCTGCGTCTGATGCCATAGTCAAACATAATGCGTCAGCCAAGTCAGGCGATTTTAGCCCACGCTTGCGCATCGCGTCCTTACTCTCAGCTTTCATCTTGCCTGCGCTGGTAAATGCGTATCGTATGCCAGTTAGCTCGGCTAAGAGCTGATCATTTTTTGGCAGTTTGCAGGATCTATCTTCCAGCCACGCTTTTGTCTTAAACCACAACTCGCTGCGCAGGTTCATGTAAGTCTTGCCCATAGCAGGCGCTTCCCCAACATTAATTCCACGCACTGGAGCGCCCAGCTCACGCAGCCTATCAACTACACCGCCGCCAACACCGATACTATCCACAAGTATCTCGTTTGGGCGCAGGCTTGGCGATAAGTTATCATATTCAGCCATGACACGACCCACAGTCTGCATTAAGTCTAATCCTTGCCACGCTTCAATATCCGTCACGACATTGCCATATCTTTTGCATAGCGCAGTCTTATCTGTGCCAAACCTTGCGACGTCCAAGCCCCATATTGGCCTAATGTCAGGCGTAATTTCAATGTCACGATGTATTGCACTTTCGGCAAGGTGAAACGGAATGATCGTATCGTCGTCTGCTAATGGGAACTCGCCAAGCACACGTATGCGGAATGCATTTGATTCTTCGCCATATCTCTCACGCATCTCCTCGACAAACTCTGTCGATACAAGCGGGCTATCGACGCACGACCATCTGCGCGTCCACCAGCTCTTAGACATGCGTGTTTGGCTCTCGTAAAATGTGCCTGATGAACGTGTGGGGTTAGATAAAAGCAACGTGGTTGCGCTGTGACCTGACATTGAGCCGGCAGCAGCTTCAAAAACTTTCTCAGGCACACCAGACGCCTCATCTACCACCAATAAAACATTCTCAGAGTGAACGCCTGCTAGTGCCTCTGGCGTTTCTGCGCGTGACGTTCTGGCTGATATGAAAGCCTCGGACGCTGCCGACGTTAGCTCGACGCGGTCTGATTTGGTGGTTAGCAATTGCTGTAGGTGGGGTGGCAGCTCGTTAATCCAGCGTTTTAGCTCGGCAAACAATGCGTCAAACAATTGGCTGGACGTGGGGGCTGTGACGACGACCTTATTTGGGAAACGCAGTAGGAGAAACCAGAGCATAGCCCAAGACGCTGACGTTGACTTCCCTGTACCATGCCCAGACCTGACGGACATTTTACGCTCGCCAGATGCTATGGCATTCAGGAACTCTTCCTGATAATCGTATGGCGTAGCGCCCAGCACCTCTTTGACAAATAACACTGGATCGTCCCGATAGCGTAAGACAAACTCTTGTAATGGATTGTCACTCATCGGATACATCCTCGTAATCTGCGTCAATCGTCTTTGCCTCACGCTCACGATCCTCGCGGTCTATTGCCGCCAAATCGGAATTGACTTTGCGTAGAGCGTCTAAATGCATGTCACCCACAGATATAGTCACGTTTGTCTGGGGTCTATTCCCGTATCGCTCTTGGTTGTACGAGCCTGCCATGAATTTACGCCACTGCACCTTCTCGCGCGTGGCGGCTATTTCACTACTTGTCGAACCGCCATCCAAATCATCTACCATTGTTAGGCCTTGTTCTACGAGTGCATCCGCTGCCTCTTGACGGGCTTTGGCTAGGGCGTTGCCATACTCAGGGATAGTCTTGAGGGATGTGCTAAGATACTGCCGGGAGCAATCATATTCTTTTGCAAGGGCTGTGAGGGTATTGCCAGAGGCGATCTGCTCAAACAAGTATTCAGCACCGCCTTTGCTTAGTACATCAGCAAGTATTCTTCTGCGTAACGCTTTGCCTGCCATTGGTGTTCTCCTATCTCCCGTGATTAGGGTGAAAATTATATTTTTTTTCGGCAGTTTGACGTGCGTTTGCTGCGTCTGTAATATTGTCATAACTTCCAAGAAAAATTGTTTTTCGATTAACGCCTATTTGTGCTACCCATTTTGATGATGCTTTATTCCAATATACACCAATAATTCCGCTAGTATTAGTGCTAGGGCGTTTTTTATTTTTACCATTCTCACGTACACTAACAACTCTCATATTTTTTATGCGGTTATCCAATGGATTCCCATTAATATGATCAATTTGCTTATCAGGCCATTTGCCGTGGTATAATGCCCAAGCAACTCTGTGAGCGCCGTAAGCTATCTTGTTGACCCTGCATTTAAAATAACCTCTGCCGTCCTTGTAGGTTGCAGTTTCTTTGCCAGCATAGTTATTATTCCAATATTCAATTGATCTTTCAATGTTTGCTGTTTTAGGCGGGTAATGCTCCTTGGTTCTCTTGAGCCAATACATTTTGCCCGTCGTTGCATCATAACGTATTGTCTTGCGTAAATACTCTACAGTTGGTAATTCTTTTTTCATCGCGGCTATCCTTTCGTAATTGTTGCCGTGTAGGTGCATTACTTTTTGCAGTCTGAGTAATGCACCATTACACTTTAAATTATTTTTTTTTGATAAGCAATATAGGCAATTGTGTGCGTGAGATTATACACACACACTACCCCCGTAGAATCCGTTGACGGGGGGGCTTCCTCGCTGCGCCAGATGTGTAGTTTCGCCTAAATGGAACAACGCATAGCTCATATTGGCTGTATATTGACCAATATTAGGCTAACCTATTGTAATCATTAGATATACTGTGGATTTACCTATATATGTCCGATAATGTATATTATGTTAACTTTCAGTTTATCCGAAAGTATTGACTATAGATTTGCTTTCTATTACGCGAGTGCGCCCGTGCAACGGCGTGACAATGTGTTGTAACGCACGTTCTTGCGTCATGTTATGCCACCAGTAAGTCAATGCACTGTCTTCCCAGCTTCCTCTAGTACTTGCTCATGCAGCTCTATGAGCGCCTCTGCTAATGATTGCAGTACAGTCTGAGCCGGCACAATGGTAAGCCTATCTGTTATGTAATCGCATAGCTCGTTAAGCTCATGGTCTGCATCATCACTGTCAGCACAATGTAAATCTAATGTTAAGTTAATGATAAACTCAGACAATGTCTTGCTCCGTGTTATGTGGGCGTGCAGTGAGGAAAGATAACCGCACGCCCTAGTTAAGCGGGCGTCGCATTGAAATGCAAAACAATGCGTCGGGAGGAGGAGAACCCGCTAACTATACTATGCCTCAAGAGAGGCGTTGTTTCAAGCCTATGTGACCTCATTTGATAGCTCGTAAGCTAGCGCAAGATAACCGCAGCCATCGACAGAGCTATCCTGATGCACGCCATTGCGCATCCTCGCAATCTTCAGCAGCGCCATCATGTTTGCCACATCATACGCAGAGATATGCCTGCCAAGATAAGCAGTCCACATCGTCGCAATACAATTGAAGTTTTCATCTGCACTTCCGTATTGCCTAGCACGATCCCCTGTTATGAGAATGTTTGCCTTCGCCAATATATCTGACCTCACCATACTATCGTTAACCATCGCTTGTTCTCCCTTACCCTCGCTTGGCTCGATCTTGCCGCCAGCCGTTCTAATGTTTATCTTTTTTTTCATCTCTTGCTCCATAATTCTTAACCCCGATTTTACCTATCTCATACTATTCTCTTAACTACATACTAATATACTATACCTAAAGGTATATAGTATTAGTAGTAGATTGGTTACGATATACTAATTGCAATTAGTAGTTTGTTGGCTAAGTCATTGATATTGTTGTTACTAATGCTAATTAGTAGGTAATTAGTAGTATGCATTTTAGCTCACTTTCCCGAAATCATCGCAAAACCATATATAACCCTCATTTTGCACAATATGACCAGCACTTGTGAGGCCTGCAATTGACTGCTTGTAGGTTTGTGATGGGTTAGCCACGCCAGATACTTTGCCCATGAAATGCTTCTTAATATCCTCTTCTTTAATCACCCAGAACGTGCTGGGTTCAGGCCAACCTACGCCAGCAGGGTTTGACATTCCTATGCCCTCGCCTCTTAGCTGCTGGAAGCATGTCTTAAATAATATCTGATTCTTGCCCTTAATAGCTTTCTTGTTGGCCTTCTCAACATCATCACTGCTTGCCGGCACAATCACACACGTTGTCACTGGATCGCCATCAGCGTCATGCCCAAGCTCGATGACATTTAACTTAAAGTGAAACTTACGCCCACCCTCTAAATCTCTCTGCTTGGTAGCCAAAGCAGTGCGCAAGCCTGTCGCCTCGTCATACGATAGCTCTATCTCAGTCTCTACAGCAGCTCTCAGTGAGCTATGCCCGCGAGCCTTTGCGTCCAAGTTCTTGCCAGAGTGATGCACAAGCAATAGATGCGCGTCAGTCTCGCCGCGTATCCTGTCACACGCTGATATAACAGCCGTTGATGATGCAGGCGAGTTCTCATCGCCACCCGGCATTGATCTCGACAGCGTATCAACGATAATCATTGCAATATCGCCATGCGCACGCTTCACCTCTTCGCACAAATCAATGATAAGCTGCACGTCAGCGTTTTCCTCAAGTAAATTTACTGGCAATGCACGCATAGCTAATTTAGCCTCATGCTCTGGATATTGCTGGCGTAAGGCCACAATCCTATTATGCGTTGTCATACCGCCCTCGAGAGCTAAAAACAGCACCACACCGCCCTTCACCTTGTTGCCATGCCAATCTTGCCCCGCAGATACATGCCAAGCCACATCTTGCACAAAGAATGACTTACCCACGTTGCTTGGCCCATATACCATTGATAGCTGCCCAGCGCCAAACCAACCCTTAACAAGATAACTCCTGTCTAGCTGTGGTACTGCGTCACCCGGAAAGAACACCTGATCTAACAAGCTTTTCACTTCTAATGCCTTGGCAGTCGCCTCTTTGCCCTGATTAATCCACATATCAGAGAAGTCCCAGCCGCCAATCTCAGGCACAATTGATTGAACGCCATGATCAGCCACGCATTTTTCAATCGCCTTTAGGCCTGCCTCGTCGTTGTCACCCGCAATAATCAAACGCAGATTAGGGCGTGCCTCTAGCAGCTCACCTATCACAGCAGTCATATTGCCCGCAGATAATGCAAATACTGCTGGCCTACCCGTCGCCATGTGGCACGACATTGCAGTTGCCCATCCTTCACATATGTAAACCAAATCGTCTAATTTACCGCCAATGACGCTAAAATTACCAACAACAGGCATACCAGTGGAAAATTTCTTTGCGCCTGTCGGATTAATGTTCTGCGTGCCTACACGCTTACCTTTTGCGTTAATGACAGGGATAACCAATATGTCACCCTTTATAGATGCATTGCCAAGCCCAATCTTTTTCTTAACCAAGTATGGATGCGTAGCTTCTGCCTCTGGTTCAGGCCAACTTATGTTATATTCTTTTGTCAAAGGCTTCTCATTTTCATCAGGCCATAACCTCTGCCTACGCAGCGCATCTTTTATGCCAGCAAAATCTGAGCATTTACGGCAGCTCACCATAACTTCACTTTCAGCAGTTTCCTTTATCCAAAACCTATCTTCACCCTGACATACCGGGCAAGCACCATGATATTCACCTATGGCAGTTTTCTTCAATGATAGTGCGCTTATAATTTTATCTGAGTATTGATCCCAGCTTGCATTTGGAAATTTCGTATTTTGCATTTTATTCCTTCCTCAATTATCGGACATGGTGGACATGTCTCGCTTTTGTCTTGTCCTGTCTCGGACATAGTGGACATGTCTCGCAAATGTCCTGTCGTGTCCGTTAGACAAAACCTCGTTAAGTTCTGTCTAACGGCATGTTTATTTAAAATGGAATGTCATCTTCCAGATCATTTGACGCTGTTGGCGTAGCTGGTGGCAAACCAAATGGGTCATGCTCAACACCATTAATAGGTGAAGCGCCGCCAGAATAACCACCAGACACTTCAGTGAACGGGTCATCTGCCTCTTGCTTCTCAGCTAACTCTAACACCTGCACTGCACGTAATCTTAATGAAACTCCATTCAGCGTTCCCGTATTATATGGAACTACAGTACATGCAATATTCACAGTCGAGCCAGATGTAAGCTCAAATCCGTCTGGCAACTTCTTGCGTGACGCATCTACTTGGCGTGGTGGATTTGTAATATCTCCTGAATATGCGCCTTTTAACTTAGCCTTACCAATCCAATCGCCTTGCTTATCATCATCACGCTTGTATGGCAGGTTTAATGGCTGTTCAGGCCACTTTCGCTTGCTATTTGCATCCATAGCCGCCGCATTTTTATATGCCTGCATACAAACAGCATTTAGCTCCTTACATTGCTCGCCTGTTAAATTAAATGACATTTCGTATGAAGCGCCTTCGGCGTCAGGTGAGCATTTTACTGATTTATACTCTTCCTGATCAAATCGGTAAGTAGCATTTAGTCTTGGATATAGCGCTTTCACGCCGCTTATTATGTGTTGCATTTTACAACTCCTTTTAGTGTGTGCAGCACCCCTGCACTGGGATTCTTATAAGCCGTGATCTTCATCAAGATATGCTGGAAGATTGATTGTATCCAATTCAGGCCAACCAGTGTCGTAAACATTTGTTTCTTGTGCCACTTTAATTTTACGCAATGTTTTAAACATCTCATCTTCGGCATACTTGTTATATTTGTCTGACAACTCGTAACAAGCTGTAGCATAGCTGTTCTTCTCAGTTGCGATAAAAATAAAATTTGTAGTTTCAATTCCGCATAACTTTAATACATAGCGATAGAAGCACGCCTGCAAATCATATCTATAATTACGCACAGACTTATCAAAGCCACGATGCGATGCATCCAAACAAGACTTCAGGTCAATCACAATACCTGCCTCTTTTAACAATCCATCAGGCCTGCACTTCAGCTCAAGCCCTGTTTTTGGGCATTCTGCTATAAAGCTGTATTCAGCAAGCATGTCTTTGTTAGTTAGTAAGTTACGCGCCATTTTATTTTGCATACAGCCATCGACCATTTTCTGGCACTGCTCGTATTCGTTTTCTGGCAGTAGTATCTCATCGTCACCTAAAAACTCTTCCTGTTCCTTCCAAGCCTTACTACCACGCCGTGGCAAACCTGAGTTATGCACTAAGTTTTTTTCTGGCTCTAACACCATTGCATGGAATGCCGAGCCTAATATCATAGCCGGCGTGGAGCTAAATTTAGCGTTCTTCCAATGGTAAAGCGATGACGTTGCAACTGTCTTAACAGCGCTTGATGAAATTGCAGGCAATTCGTGATATGCCTTATTTGACAGCTCTTCACTTGGTATTATTTCCTTAAATAATAAGTGTTTATATTTTTTATTCAGATGTGCTTGTGATTTGTTTTGCATTTGTATTCTCCTATAATAATTATTTATTTAAAACTTCTGCTCCATACAGAGCAATTAAACTAGCTTCCGCACGCCCATCATCTTTTTTGCGTGCGAACCTCTCATAATGGTCTGGAAATCTTTGAATTGCAAGTTGTCGGCTAGTGTCTTTATCAGATGATAAATTAAAGTGTTTCTTCCACTTACTGGGTGTAACTAAGTGCATGGGCGTTTTATTAGCTGCCACACACGCAATTAACGCGCCGTACCCCATGCCAAACCTGAATGTAGCGACTGAAGATTGACCGGGACGTGACGCAACTTGCTCAAGCACAGCCATACGATCTTTAGCCTCTGGTTCTAACAAATGTAATAACGAATGAATATCTATCTCAATTTTACCGCGATTATTTAAAATGGTGGGCATGTCTTGCACGTCTAAATCTTTAGTGCGCGTGCAATAATGTGCAATTGCCCCAGAAAAACCCGGATCAACGCCAACAATAATCATTCTACAATATCCGACGCAATTATTTCAGCTTCAGCCTCATTATCTGGCTTCGCAACTTCCACGCCCGCTTTAGTTGCTTCCATGTATGAAGCCATGCGGACAAACGAACTGAAAGGCAGTGCAGATTTATGCGCAGCCTTTGCCACAGCATCATATTGCTGCTCGCTAAAATTAATTAATACTCTTTTATCAACCATTTTAAGTCTCCTTGGGTCTGATAAAACCAGCAATAAAGCAATACAAATAGATGCACAAGTACATTGTGATATATAAATGATATATAAAGTGTTTGACCGCTACGCAAAAATGCTTATAATGGCTGTATAAATGCAAAAATGAGGAAATAAATTATGAACACCACAATGATAATCGACGGATTGGCTATGGCATTATTTGCTGTAGCCGCCGTACACTTGCCAGAGATTATAGTTTTTCTGGATCAATTTATTAATGTTTGGGGAAGATAATGGCTAAATTAAAATATGGATCAGTATGCTCTGGCGTGGAAGCCGCCACAGTAGCTTGGCATGACTTAGGCTTCGAACCGCAATGGTTTAGTGAAGTCGATGCGTTTCCAAGCGCTGTATTACAGCATCACTACCCAAATGTACCAAATCATGGAGACATGACAAAATTTAAGGAATGGAATAATGACAAAACAATTGACCTTCTCGTTGGCGGGACCCCTTGCCAATCCTTTAGCGTCGCCGGCCTTAGAAAAGGACTTGAAGACCCCAGAGGAAACCTCATGCTCACCTATCTTAGCATGGCTGAACAACTTAAACCCAAATGGCTTGTCTGGGAAAATGTCCCCGGTGTCTTGTCATCTAACGGAGGACGAGATTTTGCAACCTTCCTCACAGCGATGGGGAAAATCGGGTATGGGTTCGCATACAGAGTGTTGGACGCTCAATACTTCGGAGTTCCACAAAGACGCCGACGTGTGTTCGTTGTCGGATGTCTTGGAGATTGGCGAAGTGCCGCAAGTGTTTTATTTGAGCCAGAAAGCTTGTCAGGGCATCCTGCGCCGAGCAGAGAAGAGAGGCAAAAAGTTGCCCCAACAGTTAGCACAGGCCCTCCTTTCAGTCGCACAGGAAACTCCAGAGTAGAGGCGGATGCACTTGTAACATATGTATTGCCGGGAAATTGGATTGGCAGAAAGCCAGAGAATGGCGGCAATCAAGTAGAACCATTCGTAGAGTTATCGCCATGTCAAACTGCAACAGATGTTCATGCTGTTGCTTACGAACACCACGCACAAGACAGTCGGGTAAAAGAGCTGCCAGAAGTATGTTCCACTGTTACAGCTAAATATGGAACTGGTGGTGGGAATATGCCAATAGTTGCCACAAGTTATACTTCTAGTAGCTTTGGCGGATACCATGAAGGCGTTGGCACAGTTCGCGCATCAGGTGGAGATTTAGGCGGCGGTAGTGAAACTTTAGCTGTAACACCTAAGTCTGGTTCTCATTGGGATGGTGATTTTCCACACCCAACATTAACGCAATCTTCAAAAGGGTCAGGCGGCATTGGTGCGAGTAATCAAGAGGTATTTGGCGGAAGAGGTGCAGGCTTAGTTGCTAAATGCTTAACAACGAGAACAGGTCAAGCATATAATCCAACCGATGAAACCTTACCGATTATGAAGCATCCTAGCGCTGTCAGGCGTTTAACTCCAAGAGAATGTGAGCGTTTGCAAGGCTTTAAAGACGATTATACGCAAATATCTTGGCGTGGCAAAGAACCAGAAGATTGCCCTAATGGTCATAGATATAAAGCTATGGGTAATTCAATGGCTGTTCCAGTTATGCGTTGGATTGGTGAACGCATTCAAATGGTAGAAGAGGAGAAATTATGACATTCTACACAACACTCATTGTAACCTACGTCATTGGCGGCGTAGAGTTAAGCAATGACACAATGTATCGCAGCGCAATGGAATGTGGCGATGCATTGCCGGCAGCATATGCACCATATGCACATTTAGATAGCATGGCGCAGTGCATTGAGACAAACTATGTCAGCTCTGCAAAAATCACATCAAAGCCAATGCTTAGACCGAAAGGATTATCGCTATGAAAGCATTAACTAAAGAAAAATTGGAATCCATCATGGATGATGTTTTTGCTAGGCACGTTAAATTAATACAAAAGCCAGAGCGTACAGTAATGCCCCGGCTCGATGATAATGGTAAATTTATATATAATGAGGAACAAAATGATTGAGGAGAATATTAATGGCAATGTCAGCGAAAGACGTCCACAAGGCAGTAAGACGCCTGCAAAAAATGAACCACGAAATAATCAAGGATATGAAAACGCCAGACCCCACACGCAATCGTGGTTACTACCTCTGGTTCATGCAAGAACAGGGCGCGATACTGGACAATTTGGAGCAGCGCCTTACCCTTATGCGACGTTCGAAAAAACCAGAGAAGCCATGAAAGGCCAATCAAAGAGTGTGCGATACGAAATGATGTACGCGCATTTACTTCACACGTTTGAAAAAGAACAAATTAGGCTTGGTTTGCGCAATAAAATTAACAAGACTTTTGAGAGGCCACGCCAGATTACAGTTAATAAAGCCTCACATAAAAACTTTGTGTCTGATCACGATCTTAGAAAAATTAAGCCCATACCTCAAAAGAAGTATGACGCTATACTAAAGCATATGAAGAGTTACAAAAGATACACTACCACTATGATAGCTCTGAGCAGCGGTATTGGCGTATCAGATATAGCTTGGACGCTTAACGTGATGTATCGTCAAAAATTAGTTGATCGTGCTTACGAGAAAACAACGCCAATTATTGGCAACGCTGGCGCTAAGTCTTTGCGTTACGTTTACTTCAAACTAAAATAAATATATCGTGTGGGCAAATCATGCCCGAATTGCCCACACGCCTAAATAAATCTAACAGCACAAATCATCAAGCGGTTTATTTAATCTACAAAACTGTTTATTACTTGATTTAATAATTTTTCTTCATCTACAAACTGTTCTGGGTACAAACGAGTTGATGTTTTTTTGATTACTGGATCATCACCTCTAGCCCAATATATTTTCTTAATATCATATGCCACCAAAGCATAAACATCAGACTTTTTATCCCTGACAGGCTGCGTATTCCATCTATACTGTGTCAAGCTGCCTGATTTTCTGCTGGCTGTTTTAACTTGTAGGGTCAGCAATTTCCCGCTTGGCGTCTTCAAATATGCATCGTCAATTTCGTGTTGGACTAAGATGCATGAAATGCCAGCGAATGATAATCTTGATAGAGCTAGAAATTCACCAGCTCTACCAATGTTATTATTATGCGTTGAGCCACTCATAAATTTTGTTTGTCTCGCCTGTCCGGTCAACAATGCCATGTGTTCCGCCATTGACTCGGCGAGTTATCTTTAAAATTGTCTCGTCGTTCACACCATCATCTGCAATGTCAAACAACTTGTTTTTCTGGAAGAACCATAATGCAGTATCAAATGCATAATCTGTGGATACCAAATCTGGGTCTGTCATAATCTCAGGCAGCCCCATGTCAGAGCTGAATAACCTATAATTATTCTTCCCGGTCAATTGTAAAAATCCGCGACCAATGAAAGTCTCACCATCAGACTCAGTGTTATTGCCCATACGCCCGCCATAGACCTTGTTAGCTAGAGCTGATGGATTGCGCGAGTAACCTTCGCAAGACGCCAAATCAGGGAAGCGGCTAGGCCACACACGCATCATGCTTTCAGCACTATAGTTTAAATTTTCCCTTGTATGACGCCAGTGACCGCTTTCGTGACTTGCCTGCCCCATCAAATGCGCAGCTCTCTCATTAGATAGCTCGTAATGTTCTGCGATGGCTTTTGCCGTGTTCTTGCCAAAATGCCCATCAGCGCCTGCCCCACATCTTTCTTGGAGCTTTTTCATTGCTTCACTCATATTATTTCTTCTTTTTCTTGGCAGTTTTAGCTGCTTTTTTAAATGCGTTTGCAGTTGGTGCGCCTTTTGTACCGGGCTTACGCATCTTCTCGCCGCTACCAGCCGCAATGCGCTTACGTTTCTTTGCAATATTTCTGTAAAGTGACATAAATTTATCTCCTATTTTTCAATTTTTTTCAGTTTTTCTATCGACCTCATGCCGCCCAATCCTAACATCCCCATCATCACAGTCATTAGGCTGCCCATATCAAACTCTGGTAGCTCTGGTATGTCAATGCCAGCAGCAGTTACACCAAACACGATCAATGGCTGTAATACAAAGTGGTAAGCAAAAGCTACGCCACATACCCATCCTATAAATGGACGCCATCCGCCCTTGAATATAGAGCCAGATGCAGCTTCAGCTTTGTTTATCTCTAGTTGACCCATCAAAGCTTGCTGGGCGTGGTTATCTGACATTGTGGCTATTTCGTGAGCCAATGCAGCCTTCTGATCTTTATCTTCTATAACTTTATCTAGCAGGCCAGTGACAGGGCCTATTAGATTATTAACGAGACTCATCATTTTGCTTACCTTTCGCTAAAGCATTTGCCCCAAAAAACACAGATACGATACCAGCAACAGATACAAAGTATATACTCGCCATTGAGCCTAATATTTTGGCGGCTTCAGTTAAACTAAATACATCTGCTAGAATGACCGCAAAGGGGTATAGGAGCATCCCTGACAGGGCGTACCACGTCATACGGCGTTGTGCATCACGTTGGGCGTCTTCATCCTGCATTCGTAAGCGCCTATCTTCCAGAGCCATGCGATCCCACTCGGCCTGATCAATCGTACCATTTCCATCTACATCAAATTTTTTAAACTCATCCATATTTTCACCTAATCTGCTAATGGGTTATCCAATGCGCGTTGCAACTTATCCATTAAAGTTTCTTCCAGTTCTTTCATTGCACCACTTTGGGAAACTCTAACACGTTCACGCTGATTTTCAAAGCGTACCTCGGCAGCGTCTATCATATCCCTAACTTTGTCTTCAGATTTACGCACCATATCTTCAATACGATCTGTCTGCTGCTCTATGCGTAGTATGTCGTCTTTCAGGCCGTTCTTTATGTCTCTGGTATATTCAACACTTTCTTCTACTTTTTCAGATATGCCTGTAATCTTTGCGTCCATTACATCCATGCTTTGCTGATATGCTTCTATATCTAGCCCGGCTACAGCTTCTATTTTTTGATACAATACAAAACCACCATATAGGCCGCCAACAATAGTAGATAAGAAAGCAAATATAGCCATGATAGAACCAGCCGTAAGTTTCATGCCACCAGCTTTGATTTGGCGGTCAGCCAAGCCATCAATATCATTTGCTATCTTGGTTGTATCCATTAGTTTTCAAAGTCCATCTCGTTGCCTTTTGCTTGCAGGCTTTTAAGTTGCTCAAGCTCATCACGTAGCATCTGTATCTCAAGCCTACGTTGTGTAAGTTCTACTTGGTATAGATCATCACAATTAATACGTGATCTAGGCTTGTCTAATGGTATAACTATTCTTGTATATATGCCAATATCTTTACCTTGCGATAAACTGCCTGATGAGGCAAACGTGCCACCAACATTATTAACAACGCCAGTTACGCCAAATTCTAAATTAATACCTCCACCAACAGCATTAGCACAATCTAAGTTACCTGCCCTAAATCTGTCACTCTGGTAGTTTAATGGTGGGTTAGGCAGTGATAAAGCAAGGTTTGTGCTTTCTGCACATGCTGCGCTAGCAATTATGGATAAAATAACCGCATATTTCATTTAGTTTCCTCCATTAATTTTTGAGCATATTCTTGAAGAAATCAGTGTTTTTGTTCCACGCGATTTAACAACCTTAGATATTGTGCAAACGTATAACGGATTATTTAAATCTGATTTGCGTATATACACCTCAAAGTTCTTTCGTTCTTTATGCTCTACTTTCATAATTCTATATGTAGTTGAAAACGGCAAGCTATTAAAATCTAAATCAAAAAGATGTATTTGGTAATATTTAACATCTTCTCGTTGGTTAAATAAAGATAATTCCACCTTCATAACGCCAGCAACGTGAGATGGTTTTAGCTTTGGATAGGCTGGCGTCATTTCATGTGCATGAACTATAGACGCCAAGCCTATGAATAATATGGATAATTTATTTAGCAATGCATTCTGCTTGAACTACAGCAGTGTAAGTGCCACCCGGAAACGGTTTTGCTGAACCGTAAACTGCACTGGATGCAGTAGAGAACCATGCCGACCCTGCAAGGGTAAGATTAAATTTAGATGTGCTGCCTACCACTGCTTTAGCACCATTATATGCAGACATACCTGACGCAGACATCTTTGTTACAGTAGTGCTACCTGTCCATACCAATGTATCTGTTAAGGTAGGTGAAGAACTAAACGATGTTGGGTGCGTTATGTTAGCTGTGTAGGCATCTGCAATAGATACATCAATTCTAATTACAGGTAATATACCACCATCCGCAGGTGTTGTGCTTAACTTACTGGCAATAGGGTTTCCATACACACCAGATTTATCTGTTTGTATCACGCACTTGGCGGCTACATTACCAACTATATCTACACTGCCCGCAAAAGCAGGGAATGCACATACTGTAAGCATCATTGTAAAATATTTCATTTTAACCTCACTTGTTATATTGCATGTCTACCATTTTCTCATGCAGAACTTGTTGTGCTAAATTATTTCGTAAACCTTTTTTATTATCAGGCAGGTCTCCATCAACTAATTGAGCTGTATCATTATATATACCACCATTTATAGAAGAATTATAGTACATAGCTAAATCTGTATTCAGGTTCATAGCTGCTATGATTTCAGACTGACCCTGCGTCCTTAACATAGTCAGTGCATTTTCAGATGCAGTTAAGCCCAGCTCAAGTCGTGTTTCTTTTTCTTCATCTTCATCTTCAGGTATTATATTGCCCTCTTCATCATACTCGTAATCTAATTCAGTATCTATCGCCGCCAAAACATTATCATCTTCTAATGCAGCATATACATCAACTTCAGGTATTTTTGGCACTGGCTTGATGTAACCGGGGCAAGCTGGGTTAGACTGTTCATCATAACATTCGTCTATTCTGAAACTATATATAACTACAGGGTCTTCAACGCTCCCCTCGCCTTCAACTTCAATTGACCCATTACCCCATAATGATGCAGGCACATTTCTGAATGAGAAACTTCGCACAATTGTATTGCCCGGTACGCCAGACCAATTATCGGTTTTGCGAAACAAATAGCCCTCACCATTAGCATTCTTATTGCCTACATGAACCTTCATGTCTGCATCAGTTTCTTTATTGGTAGTGTATCGGTAAACCATACCATTTATGTCAACGCCCGGTATTGATGGTAAAATAGAACCCATACCCCAGCTTAAAGAGCTAGAAGCTGCGTTCTTAGTCACGCCATACGAATATGGATCACAATAAGAGTAAGAAGGCCAGAGTGCTAATAACAACACCCAAGCCTGTTTTGGTTTCAATGTTCTCATTAAACATCTTTCTCATTGGGTTATTTTGTTCACGTTCAATTTGCTCTTTTACAGCTTCCATCTCCCAAGCAATCCTAGCCTTATCTCCGACCAAACCATCTTTGGGGCAAGGTGTGCCAGCATTTAGCATGGCGTCAAACACACGCTCATCTTGGCACATTACAGATACAGCAGCTACTTTCATGCCCATATCATACATAGTTTTAGCGTTTTTCAATTTTTCGCAGTTCATATCACGCACAGTTCTGCCAGCAGATATGCCAAGTATTTGCGTTTGCACAGCTCCAGCTACACCTACAGTACATAGGTCAGAGTTGCTTGCGCTTATTTGTGGGGATATTGCAGAAGGTGGTGGGCTATTAATTGTGGTGTCCATAGTTCCGTTAGATATTACAGTGCTTTCAGACTTAATCGTGTCATCGTCTTCTGCATATGCAAAGCCACCAGTAAGTAATAGACACACGATTATAAATAAACGTATCATTTTCGCTCCAGAATGCGATCCATCTTAGCGTCTAATAAGTCAAGCCGACCAAATAATCTATTCATCGACGCAGAGTTGTCGCTTTTAGTTACATACTCTTCTCTAGTACGATTTAATAAGATTTGCAATCTTTGCACTTCAAGCACGTAACCACGTAGGACAAATCCTATAAAACCAACGCCTAGCGTTAGTACGCTGCTCCATAGGTCTGTCATTTCCATTAGTATTTGCCTTCCCAGACACGTAGTGCGCCAAATTCGTTACTCATTAGCTTTCTTTTTAACACATCTTTGACTGCTTGTGTATCCGTCCATTCAACACCAGCTTCTTTTAACCATATACCAAGCATAGCCATATCAACATTGCCTACATGCTTATAGTCTGATCCAAATGAATTATCAGTAACTTCACGGGCATATGCAGCATCCCTTAACGCTTGCCCGCCATCATGTGTTTTCTTAATAAGTATCTGATCGCCTTCAAAGTACATTTTCTCTGATATTTTGTTTGATAAATTTGCCATCTGTCATTCATTTCTTAGATTTAGTTCCGCTACACTTCCAGCGTTTACGTGATAAGTTTAATGGGCTGTTAGGGTTCTTGGCGGCTTTAGGTGATCGTCTTTTCTGGCCAGCAGAACGAGCGCAATATGCATCTCCCTTTGATGTACCGGGTCTAACCCTTGGCCCACCATCTTTAGCTCTGCCAGCTTGGCCATAACTAATTTCTCTGCCAGATTTAGTGACTTTAACTTTAGCTTTGCCTTTACGCGGTGTAGCCATTTTAATCTCCCGTTAAGACAGTGAGGGCAGTTGCCCGCCCTCACTATATTATTAATTATGAATCAGTGTTGTCAGCGATCATGCCGTTGGCTGCTTCATTTTTTGCACAAAGTGTTAGCTCTGTTACAACTTGACGTGTTGTGTTGTCGCCAGTTTTTGCTAGTGCAACATTCTTTGTTCCACGTAGTGTAGCAACTTCCCACATATTGTCTTGCATGATGAAAACATCGCGTGATCTGTTTTCTCTTGATGGTGCAAACTCAATTGAACCCCAAGGTGTAACATATACAGCTAATGACTTGATAACTTTTTCATCGCCAGCTTGGACTGCTGAACGCTGATTATTGTTACCAGTGAAGCCTAACGCAATGTTCATTTGGAACGCAGATAAGTACACTGTGTCTGGTTTACCGCCAGCTACCCAGATTGACTGCATAACAGTATCAAATTTAGCTTGTGTAAACGCAGTTTTTGAACCATCAGTACGAGCGTTTGAGCCTGTACCATTAGCGTTTGCTCCGCCAGAACCTTTAACAACATTTGATGTTAGCCATACTGGTGCGCCTGCAAGCTCGCGTGCAGCAGTTGCAGAACCAGCAACTTTTGCATTGTTATCGAATAGAGCTTTTTCTATATCGAGCTTCTGCTCCTTTGCGATTTTTAAGGTTTGGTAAGCAATTTCCTTAGACCGGCCTGCTTTGTTTAGGCCTTCATCAGTGTCAGGAACTACAACTGCGTTTTTGAAAATCTGTGTATAGTTTCCTAAACGTGTTGTTGCTGTACGTGCTTCAGCAGTAGTTGCATCGCCTTCAATATGAGCGTTAGCAGCAGATGCACGCAATGAATCAGTTTGCCACTCAGTTAAAGTGTTGCGCGCTGTTGTTTTACCACACTTTGAAAGAAATATAGTTTCTTCAGGTGAGATGTTATAGATAATATCCGATAAATCTTCACGGATACCGACAGCATCATAGCTGTCAAATGTGTTGGATGGTTGTGCCATGTTTTTTCCCTTTCAAGGACTAAGAAGCTATTTCTAGCTATCACCAATTATCAAGTTCAATGCATCATCGATTGAACCTGTCTTCTGCAAGCGCTGTTGCGCTTTTTTACGAGTTGCAGCATTCCCATCTTGTCTTTTCTTAGCACCAGCTTTCACTACAGGGCGAGCTTTATTGCTCTTAGTCTGTACTGATTTCTTCTTAGCCACCAACTCACGATATTTGCGCGCATCATTTAATGCTCTCACATATCTAGCATCTGTCACTGCTTGCATTTCTTCTGCGGAAAATCCGTAAGAAACGCCAGTTTCAACAAGTGCATCTTTAAGTCCTTGACCCTTCTTAGGATCAACTATTTCAGGGATGTACTCTTGCAGAACTTGTGCTTGCTCTTGAAGGTAGGCTTGGTGAGCCTCTTGTTGAGCTTGCATACGTTGCCTTTGTACGCCTTGGAGTTGGAACACATTTTGGTCATACTGTGTCTTCGCCTCATCGTATTTGAGCTTTTCTTCCATGTATCCTATCGGATCACTTTCAAATAACTCTCTCGATGGTGGGGTCGGAGCTTGTAAACCACCTTGTGTAGCTTGCTGGTGCAACTGGACAATTTGTGCCTGCTGCTGTTGCAATACGGCCTGTTGCTGTTCGAGATTCTTTCGTACCTCGGCAGCCTCTTGAAACCGCTTATTAATTGCCGCTTGTCCCGCAGCAGATTGCTTGAGCTGATCCAGTGTCCAATGCTCTTCTTTTCCATCAACTTTAATGGGGATGAGCTTGGTGTCTTCAGTAGCCTCTACAGGGTCTTCGTCGTCAACTTCCACATCTTCAAGATCATATTCTTCATCATCTTGTTCGCTGGATGCTTCTTCTTCAGCGTCATCGTCGCTTTCGGCTACAGCCTCAATCTCCTCACCCTGATCGTCATCTTCAGGTTCAGTGATCTCATCTACAGCTTCGCTAAGATTATCGCCACCAGTATCTTCTGGGGCGGGTGATAATAAGCTTTCTACAGCTTGGTCTAGGCTAGTCGATTCCATCGGTGCTAGTTCCTTTGTTTGCGATCTAAAATTATCTCTGCTTGTATTGAAGCGTCGAGTTTAATTTCGATCTGGTTCACTGCACGCAGTATTGCGTGAGCATCTTCACGTACATCAACGTCTGATGCACTACTGTCAGCGAATAACCTTAGTTGGTCATCGCGTACCTGTTGCATAAAGTTCTTGAAGGCTGTGTCATTTTTCAGACGTTTAGCCTCTTCTGCATTTATGCGTATTTCTGTTGTCATTGCTGTGGATTACCTTGCGCCATCTCACCAATCATTCTAACTTTATCTTGCTCCGCTTGTATGCGAGCAACATCAACTGATGTTCCATATTCACCATACACTTTAGCTGCGTCAACTAGCAAGTCTTGCGCCATCTGATCTCGCTTTAAATCATTGTCTGCGGCGGCTTTCTGCGCGTCTAATTGCATCTTGGCGGCGTCTGATTGCATCTTAACTTGTGCTTTCATTTGCTCTGCCTGCAAGAACGCAGCATTCGGGTCTTGCCCTTCGCCTTGTTGCGCTTGTGCTTGTTGTTGTTGCTGTAGCATTTGAGCTTCGATTTCTTCAGTGATTGGCGCAAAATATCTGTCAGCATTTCGTATGCCAGATACAGCTAATTGGTCTGCCAGAGTGTTGCGGATATTAGTCATGCTAACCAAACCATTCATTGGGCCGTATGTCTGATAAACCATAGTCTGCATTTGCAGCGCTTGGCTAAGTGCCATGGCTTTCTCTTCCTCACGTCCAGTTCCCAATCCAACATTAATGCTAACGTCCATTGAGCTGTCCCATACTCTAGGATCAACTGGCACAAATGTGCCGTTCATACGCATCATTTGCTCTTCGTCTACATTCTTGTTTGATAAGCGTAACATTATGCCAAACAAGTCTCTCATGCCATCTGCTAGGTTACGCACCATAACTTCAACTTGCCCAGCCGCAGCTTGCACAGTAGCTTGCACAGCCGCTTTAGTTGTAGATTGCATTGCATCTGGGTCTAATCCCATTGAAGCCCGTGAGACGCCTGTTTTAGTCTCTACAAGGCCATCTAGGTAAGTTAATGCGCTTAACGTCTGCCCAGCAGTAAATGGCACTGACAAGTCTTGTACCGCACCAGCTTGGCGCATTCTTACGATTGCACCAATCTCGTTGTTTAGCACGTCATCAATGTTAGCTGCGCCTTCTATGACCGCCAAACGTGGATTATTCGTCATTGCTACGTTATCTAAGATTGAGCGTAGTATTGATGTGGCTGCGTCTTGGTCATCCATAACTATTTCAGCTAGTGAACGTCCATAGAATGTGTGTGGTTCTGGGTCTATCTCAAACTTAGCAAAGGGTAACTCATCGCATGGTTCAAAGTCTAGCATCTCATATGATGTACCACCGCAGGTAATCTTGTGTAATACGGGTATGCCAGTGCCATCAGCATCTATTCGCATATATGCTTCTGTCACAGTTACATTCTTCATTGACGGGTCTTGCTCATCTTCATCAGATGTATCCAAGCTGTATCCACGTCTCTCATGCACTTCAGCTTCAGTCATTTCTGACCCATTATCAAAGCTGTTTAAATCTAATACAACTTCAGGGTCATACCCCATTGCAATTAAATCGCCTGCGCGCACTTCAGTTCTATGAGCCACCAAATAAGCATCTTTCAGATTGCGTGCATCTCGGTTAATGAAGAACTCTTCGGGTGGCACGCTTTCTATGCATAATTCGCCACGTTCTTGTTGGCGGCTGATCTTTATGCTGTGCGATGGTGTTTCTATTTCCATGCCCATCTCATCCATTGAGATGCTCATTTCTGTAGTTTGCTCTAGCACGCTTACTTCATCATCATCTGTAAGATATGCAAGTTCATCATCATTTAAGTCTGTGAATGTGTATATTTCTGCTTCTGGATATGTCATCCAGTATGCTTTTACGATACCTTGTTTCTTCACAAGTGCATCTTGGAATGCATCATTAATTACGCGGTATCCGTTTAAACGTGTAAACTCATGGTGCATAAATTCAGTGGCTTGATCTGCCATTGCTACATCTTCTGGGCCATGTGGTACAAATTCTACTGGCTTTGCCGTACTTAGGAATATACGCATTAAGCTTGGTTTTACAGCACGTACGGTATCACGTACTTTTGTGGCTACAACTTTACTTCTGCCATCTTCATAGCCAAGGTCAACTTCACCATCATAGTATCGCTGCGCCTTAATTCTATCTTGGCTTATTTCGCTTTCAACAAAATCTACTGCGCTGGCAATAGCGTCTTGGACAATGCCTTCGACTTCTCTACGTGATTTTGGTTTTAATTCCATGATCTATTCCTTAATTCACCATTTTATCTACAGCATATTGTGTTTGGTCTGCACTAGCCGCAATAGTGCCTTTTGTTGCGCCAGATGTAAACGAGCGTGTGGCGGCTTCTAATACTCTAAACGCAGAAGGATTTGCGGTTTTGACTTGTTCTGCCAAACCATTTGCAACAATTGCTTGAAATAGCTCAACTCGGTTTTTCATAGACATTTCCCTAACATATCTTAATCCAGTTGTGGCTGCCCCTGTTATTAATGGGGCTACTAAAGCCCCAACAGGGCCACCAACTAATGCCCCGGCGGCGGATGATACACCCATTGCACCAGTAGCAACTCCGCCGCTAAGTGGGTTTCTGCCCCCAGTCATAGAGAAACCTGCTTGGCTTATATTCGCTATTAAATTACCTAATGGCGTGCCTTGTTGTATTTGCGCTAATAATGTCAGCTCTTCTTTATTAAATTGTTTTCTTTTATTAGGGTTATTTAATAAAGTTCGTATTTGGTTCTTTAATCCGCTTTCTAAACCGCCAGCATAATTTGGAGCTGCCTCTAGTAAGTCTTTTATTACTCTAGTCTTGCTCATTACAGACCAAGTTTTTTGAGCTTCCTTTAATGTTTTCATAGCATTTGCGGGATCTCCAGATATTAATTGGTCTGGTGTTAGTTTAGCTACATAGTTGTCAATTGCATCGCTAATAATGCCACCAACTCGACGTTCAGCATTGTTAGTAAAATCAGATTTAGGCGCTTGTGTTAATTTGCTAAGAAAATCAATATCTTTCATGCCAGCACTTTTTGTAATATCGCTAGCAAAATCTTTAGCTGCGGCTTCAATCTCCTGAAGAACACCTTTGCTTTTTGGGAATAATGTTTTGCTTAATGGTCTTCCGCTTGTGCCTACCTCTTCTAACACATCATCAATTATTTTATTCAAACCTACTGGATCAATTTGCACGCCAGAGTTTTCTGCTAATTTATATAAATTGTTTGCAGATTGCTTTAGTTCTTCAACTGATTTTGCACCTTGAGCCGCCGCTTGTTGTGCTTTTTTAGTTAAGAAGTCCTTAAAAACATCTGACACAGTTCTGCCAGCTACTTGAAATGTGCCGCCAAGTATTGATCCTAAAGCAACACCTGTCGGCATAGCCATTAAGCGATCCATCATGTCACCTTCTGATGTCCCTGCTGCATAAAGTCCACCTGCACCTGCACCAATTTTAGTGGCTTGCTTTAATGTACTAGCAGTACCTAATGGGACAGCAGCGCCACCAATAAATTCAGAGCCATATGCTTTTATAGGGTCTGTTTCTTTAAACTCACCAATTCGCTCACGCTCTCTTTGCAACTCTTGTTGGTAAATATCACCTAAAGACCTATCATCACCGCTTACAATTTTTTTAAGGCCAGCAGTTCCGCCTGCAATAATTTCATCTCCAAACCCAAAAGTAGCACCTTGGAATAATCCGCGAGCTGTACCCACAGCACCACCACCAACTTCAGGTTTGTCTTTATTAGTAAAGCCAAACGGCTTACCAGCCTTGTTAGCTTCAACAAGTAAATCTCCAGCCTGCGTCTTATCTAAACCAAGTTTTTTAGCAAAACCCACTACAGGCATTTCAGAATAAAACTTGTTATAAACGCCATATAATAACTCAGCGTCTGTTTTATCTTGGTATTGCGGAAACTTTTTTCGTAATGTTTCTATATCACTCATCGTAATTACCTTATTCCAAGAGGGTCATCGTCGTCACTCTGCGCTGCACTTTGTCCGTTATCTATACCTACAATATCTGTGTAGTAATCTTTAATTGAACCCTGATTTGTAAAATGTCTTAGCGTATCATTTACAGCAGCAAGAGCTTTGCGCTGCGCATCCATTCTATCTGTAATCCATTTTCTTAACTCGTCAGGAGCTAAGTTATCATCTGGAAGGCCTGTATCCATAGCAAGCTTTAACTCACCTTCACTCAATGCGCCGAATGTAACAGAGCCAATAATGTCTAAACCTAATTTTGACTTAGCAGTTCTTAAAGATTGTGCCGCCGCAGTAATATCAGGTATAAATTGGCTTATTCTACCAGATATTGCAATTCCGCCTTCACCAGCATCCAATGCATCAAGAGCTATTTGGTAATTTGCTAAATTTTGCTTTATTTTTGACATACTTTCACCAGACAATTTAATCATATCTGATCTTAATATGGCATTTTTCCTTTGGAACTCAACGTCACCAATTAAATCAACTTGAGCCTCTAGTTTACCCTCTTCTCTGCTTTGGTATATGCCTTTTTGCAAATTAGCGTAGTTTGATTGTGCTTTTTGCACAAAATCCATAGCCGCCTGCCCTGTTAACTCTTGCCCACCAGAGGTTTTAACAACAACACTACCATCTTTCATTTTTACCAATACACCTGATTGGTCTGGTAAGTCTGATACAGACTGCACATTTACATTACCGGCAAGAGAATTTTTAAACAAAGCTAATTGTTGCTGCCTTCCAAACTGCTTGTCTGCACTAAATTCTTGCATCATGTAATTTATAGCTTGCCCAGCATCTATTGCGCCTGACTCTACAGCCCCAGCTAATTTTTCTTGATTATTTGCCCGCAAGTAAGCCACAGTCTTATTCTTATTACCAGCAGCAACACGTTGCATACCACGCTCACGAATGCCTTCACCTGCACGCATCTCTGGCATAATCAATGGATCAAGTGCGGCGGCAAAGTTTTGCATCCTACTTAATCCAGTGTTTTCGTTACGCTCTCTAGCATAATCTAGTAAGCCGCCAAACCCGCCGCGTGATTGCGATGGGTTCATTTGCTCTTGGATAATTTGTTCAGGTTTTTTTATCATGCTTTATATCCTATGCTCTTTCTTTTAGCATCCATAAATGGGCGTAAGATAATTTTAATTGCTGGCACTTTGCGAACAACTTTAGCAAATTTTTCGCCGTAGTTGCTATATGCCTTATAGAACCAATCAGGTGAATGACCGATAACCCATTCTCTAAACTGCATCCATTTAGGGTCTTGCTCGCCGTAAACTTCACGGGCAACCCAGCAAAGCATAGCCGCAGTCTGCAAATAACTAAATAAGCCGGGGTTTTGTGATTGCACTACATCTTTAGCGCCACCTTGCTGTGCAACACCAAGTGCTTGCAGTGGCGCATTAAGTGCCGCCGCTGGAGCGCCAGTGTAACCTGCATACTGCTGTTTAGCCGCATCAATGAGTGCTTGCTGTATACCTTGCTGTAGCAGACCTTGTTGAGCTTGCTGTTGCTGTATCGCTTGGCCTGTACCAAATGCTTGTTGACCCAATGCACCCATTTGAGCTGCAGCGCCAAGGTTTTGCTGGTTAGCTTGCGCCGCCGCTGCTTGGTTAGCTAATTGAGCTGACATGCTTTGCGTTGCCCCAAACTGGCCTGCTTGATTTAATGCAGCTTGATTTGCTAACGACATTTGATTTGCCGCAGTTGACCCAAACTGTGCCGCTTGATTTTGTGCCGCCATGTTAGCTGCCGCAGCTTGGTTAGCCGCTGCTGAGCCAAATTGAGCTGCTTGGTTTTGTGCTGCCGCCGCTTGTTGAGATGCTACGTTTTGGGCGCTTGCACCAAATTGGCCTGCTTGATTTAATGCAGCTTGGTTTGCAAGGTTTGATTGTTGCCCAAAGCCAGCAGTGGTTGTACCAGCCGCTAAGTTGGCTTGTTGATTAGCTAATGCCGCTTGCTGCGCTGTGCCTATATCTTGCAGTGCCATTTGTTGTGCTTGCGTATATCCAGCTTGGCGTAAACCTGATGCTGTTTTAGCCGCTTGCTCTGCAAATGCTCGATTAGTTTCTGCTTCAGCAATGCCTTGGCGTGATCCGCCATATGCGTTTGATGCTGTTGCTTGTGCGCCTAATTGATTTTGCGCCAGCTTACGTGATCTTTCAATGTCACCTAATGCTTGATCTACAACTTGGCTCTCAAATGGGTTTGTGTAAGCACCAAGATTAGTGCCTGCAAGTTGCCCAGCTTGCACATTTTGGGCTGATACTGTTGGAGATGTTCCAATTGTAGAAGCGCCATATCCAGTAGCAGTTGGCCCTGTTGATGCATAACCTTGGCTTGTCATTGCGCTTGGTCTGTATCCAGAAGCTTGTGCTGTTTGAGCTTGATAACTTACTGGCTGCACAGCTTGAGGCCTATAACCCATTGCTTGCTGTGTACCTAACATTGCTTGCTGTAGGCCGCCAGCCGCCGCTTGGTTAACATTAAAGTTACCTTGTGGAGCTAATGGGGAAGCTTGATTTAAGCTTTGATTATAAGAGTTAGATATTGCTAAAGATTCAGGGCTATTATCATTCATTGGCCCAGGTCGTCTAACTGGGCCTCTTGGGTCAGCATACATTTGACCAGTGCCACCCATATCTTGAGGTATGCGTGCGCCGCCTTCTGAAATAAAATCAACTCCAGGCATTTTAGGGAAAGCGCCTGTGTTGGGTGCAGGCATACCATCTTTTCCAAATTTTGCTTGAAATTGTGGTTCAGTGCCGCCCCTTCTCATTAAAGGAGCTTGCCCGCCCATTGGTCTTATTTGTCCACCACCAGCCATGTTACGCTTCCTTCTTATTATTTTTTGGTAGCAATACTGCGCCTACTGCATATGAAAATGCTTCACCAACTGTAGCTATTACTTTACCAACTTTATTAGACTTATGTTTTTCTGGACTCATTGTATGAGCCATTTCTTCTGCCCATGCTTTAACAATAGGCCACATAACTTTACGTGCAACTTTACCGCCAATTGTGTCTTTTTTAACAAAGTCTGCTAAAGGCGCAGCCCACGCATGGTATCCGTTCATTAGTTTTCTATTGTTTCTATGCAACCAGACGCCGTATCTTTGGTCTAACCGCCATATCTCGCGTGGTAAATAGCCTAGCTCATAATATGCACAACATAGGATTTTTGATGAGCCTCCACCTCCACCGCCGCCGCCACCTCCGCCGCCGCTGCTTACATTTGGGCCAGGCGCTCTAACAGCATTTCCTTTACTATCTTTAACGGCATTTCCGCTTGAGTCTCTAACAACTCCGCCAGTATATGTTGGCGTAGAGCTTGAGTTATCTCGTCTGCGGGCAGCCTCTTGAGCTGCCAATGCAGCTTCATTTCTTATTGCTAACTCTTGGGCTTCTCTTTGAGCTACAGCTTGCGCGTCATCTGCTGCTTTCTTTGCTGCTGCAAATCTATCACTTTCAGCACTCGCTAAATCATATTGATCAGGCAATACGGCGGGTACTGGTGTAGCATTAAAATCGTAATCAATAGCGCTTGGATTAAACCCGCCAGCCGCAGCACTTTCAGCAAAATTCTTACTCTGCGTATCGACTGCGCCTTCAAAGTTAATGCCTGAATAAATATTATCAGCAATACCGCCACCAAAACCTAATAATCCTACTTCTGGTAAGCCTGTTAAATTACCACTTAAACCACCAGTAACAAGCGATCCGCCGTATGAACCGCCAGTGCTGTCATAGCCTAATCTTGTTGGGTTTCCATCTGCATCTGGGAATCTGTTATAATACGCCATTCCGCCTGATGGGTCTTGGAAGGATGGTTCTTTGTTTTGCAACATCTTTAAATTATCATAAAAGCCCATTTGGTTTGAGCCTACAGCACCCATTGCTATGTCTTCTTGAGCTAATCTAGCCGCAGCACCTTCTGGGCTTTCGATGTATCTTCTTTGGGCTTCATTTAAAACTTGTGTCTTAGGATCATAGCCACTACCTGGTGCTATTGTTTCTGCGTATTTAGCCATTTCAGCTTGCGTAAGAGAAGAGCCACTAACTTGCTGACCCATTTGATTTAGCAATCTTTCATAATTATCATCACTTCGCTGCTCACGGCGCAATGCTTCCATTCTTGCGGCTTCTGCGGCTTGGCGTTGTGACTCTGCGTTTGTATTGTAATCGTTGTAATCTATTGGCATAGGTGCGTTTGAACCATAACTGCCAGAATATGGGTTAATAAAAAAGCTATCCATGTAGGATTTTTGTGCTGGCCTTTGTCTAGCAAGCTCATCTAATGATTGTTGGTATATTGGAGCTGAAGAATAACCAGATAATCCATTGGCATATTGTGTAGGCGCGCCCATGCCACCCATTATATCTTGCTGGCTTGTTGGTGCGCTCATGCCAAATGCGCCTGCAACATCAGCCGTATTTTGGAATGATGCTTGTTGCATTGGAGTAAATGCAGCCACGTCTGGGCCATAGTATGGTACATAACCAAGCTGTGAAATACGTTCAGCTTTGTTTAAATTACGCTGCGCCGCTTTTTCAATGTATTCTGGGATTTCAACGCTAGATGATGTTGATCCGCCTTTTCCGCCTGACATTACTCAAACTCCTTAATATACGACGAATGTAGCTGATTCCAGCCATGCTTCGCCAATGGTTTTTTCCAGCCTACACGCCCCGTCATGGTTAGTGCTGTGCATCCTTGGGCTTTAGCCCACTGTATCACATCTTGGTGCATATCCAAAATCTGATCTAGTTCACCTCCGCCAAGGAACACGTTTAACATTCGTTTACGTGGATATACCACAATTTCTGTTACTATGCACCCCTTTGGCGTAGGCCACAACTGCATAGTACCCTTATATATTCCTTCTGCCACATCAATAAAATCATGCGTGCCACCTGAATACTCCAAAGCCGCTTCAATCCAAGGTCTACATCTTTGCAATTCTTTATCCATGCGTCCTCGTAATTGCTAGTGTTGAAGATGGTATTGCTGGCACTGGAGATGATGCTGCTGTGTAATTTAAAAATCCAGATGTGCTATCTATCATATAATTTACTTCTAAATAATCACCCGCCGCCACAGTAAATATCTGAGTACGTGATATAACAACTGTAGCATTATTTTGATGTAATGCAGTTGTCATAGCACCGTTTGTCGATGCTGTGCCATTTATGCTAGGCCAAAAGTAAAAGTGTACTGTGCTTGCGCTTGTTGATGATATTTGCGCGGAAAATGATAATACATATTCTCCAGCCTCTTCGAATACAATTCTGCTTGCTGGCGTACCTTGTGTAATCTTTGAATTGCCAGATGGTGCATCATAGGTCAGCTTGTATGCCGTATTTGCTAGGGCTGGCGTAACATCTGATGTTTTAGTGAAGTTAGCGTGTCCGCCTTCTACTACAATTTGACGCCACTCTCCGCCTTTACTTACAACTGGGTATTCATATGATCTGTCCCACATAAGCGTGCCATCGTCTGCTGCGCTTTCGCTACCAGTTTGTTGAACAAGAGGTGATCTTGTTTGGGACATGAATTGCATGAGGCGTCTGCCCCATGTTTTCCAATCATCTCCATATGGTTCTGGTGGCCTTTGCTGTTGCGTCATCTTCTACCGCCTGCAACAACATCTAATCTATTTACGCCAACACGCCAATCTCCTAGCTCAACTGCGCTTACTCGCATTCTCAATTGTCTGCCAGTAAATCTCAATGATGTAGGTGTAGACATAGAATATGGCCCGTAATCACGTTCAGTTCCATTTGGATAGAAGCGTGTCTTAAATGTTACATTCACGTCACCTTGTGTTCTTTCATCTGGTAGCATTTCAGTTACAGATGCTACTGTATCTCCAGACCCAAGCATAATAGGGCCAGTTTCAGCAAATGGTGTTAATGTTCCGTAATCAAAGCCAATTTCATGCTCGTAAATCTTATAGTCGGATGCATCTGCCCATATTGGCTTTCTAAATGCACCAGCGTCAACTCCAGCCGTTCTTGCTAATTCGCCAATATACCATGTGTTTTCAATATAGTTAAACGCAACGTATCTATCATTTTCTGTAGATGCAGCAGACGGGTAAAACCAGAATATCTCTCCGAAGTTACTGTTGGTCACAGCAAATGCTTTACTTATTTGCGCTCGGTTCATATCGCTAAACACGTAATCCGCAACTTCACTTTGCACCTCTTGCACAGCTCCACCTGTATAGCTGTAGAATGCGTGAGCGCCCATCCAGAATGCACCAGCGTCAACTGCGGCTATTGCTTGGTTTGCTGCTAAACCACATGATGAGCCAACACGCTCAATGCCGTAAACATATGGTGGGCCTACATAATTTGCTACGTGTGCATCTGTGCTGGTTAAAATAAGCGTTTGACCACGTACTTTAATGCCCGCCATGATTTGACCGCTTGTGTTTAACTCTAAATCACCAGCTTCATTTGTAGCTGCGGGCGTCCAGGTTGTATTGTCCTCACGATCAGACCATTGCACTTTGCGCGGGTTTCCACCCGCACCAAGAGCAAATAAGAAACGCTCTTCTGTGACGACTAATGATCTATTGCTTGTTGGAGCGTTAGATATAACTGCGGCTGGTGTACCTGTAGCCAATGCCCACTCGTATAATTTACCATCATCTTCTGTGCATCCTACAAGGTTTTCGCCCCACGTATCTAATGCCCATGATGTTGCTGGCTGTATTCTAACTGTATCTGGACGCTCAATACCATAAGCATAACTTCCGTAAAAGCTTCCGCTATATCCAGTAAATGCTAATGCATCTTCTCTGCCCGCAGTAAATGACGTTGGAGTTATGTCGTGTCTTACGCCTGTTGCTGTCCAAGTGTATAATTTATTATATGTGCCGCCAGTAATCCAACGATCATTGTCATTATCTATCCAAGATAACATTCCACGTATTGGAGCTGTGGATGCATTATCTGAACGAACACGCCAGCCACCCATAGGGCGCATGGTATTATCTATCCATCGAATTAAATTTGCATCACGCCAACGACCATTAGATTGCAGGTCAGTTCCGTTTCGGTAAACTCCAGAAGGAATATCTAGTGGAATAAGTGGCATATAGACCTCATGGCGTTAAACTTATGGGACTATAACACATTTTGTAGTAAAATAACAACAGGGGCAATGCATGTCGCCCCTGTTGTGTATATTTATTATTCTGCAGCTTCTTCAGCTTCAATTATTGCTTCATCTAAAGATACACGTAGCATCTTTGTGAAAGCATCTCTGCCAACTTTAAGTTGGTCTAAGTTAAATTCTGCCGAACCAATCTTTTGTTGCAATGAATTGATATGATTAATCATAACTTTCTGCGCATCAGTGAGTTGGTCTTCAGTGTAGTCTTTGTCATCAATCGTAATAACCTTTTTATCTTCAGCCATTTTGATCTCCTTTAGTTAAGTTAAAATTACCAAGGCATCCCAGATGTGGATGTTGGGTTTGCAAGTTCAGCTATCTTAGCATCATTTGCCGCTTCAGTATCAGCTTTGACTACTTGTTCGTGTACCCATTCTAATACGTTTGCCTC